TGTTATTGCGTGGCTTATTTTTGCTGCTCTTAAGTGTGAAATATAATATTTATATATTTAAATGACCTTTAATACGTACGTTATAAATTTGGATTCACAAAAGAAACGATACGAAGTTCAGGAAAAGAAACTTAACGAGGTTGGTATTTATCCTACGCGTATAAGTGGATATAAATTTGAAAACATTGGCAAAAGTGAAATAAAAAAACATTTTAGTTTCATATTTACGGTGGATAGTTTTGCATCTAGATCTGCTATCGGGTGTACGTATAGTCATATACAGACACTTAAACACTTTTTAGAAAATGATCCATATGACGTTGCTTTAATAATGGAAGATGATGCTTTTCCTTTATTTACTAACATTGTTCAATTGGAAAATAAACTCGAAAATATAGATTGGGACTATTTAAGTTTACACTGTGATGGTATTTGTCCTAAAGACGGTGGTAAATCTGGTTTATTATCTGGTTCCACTGCGGCATACTTTATTACACGCGAAGGTGCAAAGAAAATAATAAACTATAAACATTCTTTTCATTATGATGTACAAACAACAACAATGAAAAACTTGGATAAAAAAATTGACGATAAAAATTCGTTTTGGACGGATGAAAACGCTAAAATGAGTGACGAATTGAGTACGAATAGGTACAAAAGGTATTGTCATAAAGTGTATGATAAAATTACGGATAAGGTAGTGAATAGAGGTGAGAAAACCGCTTGTCACTATAAGGATTATCGCATGTTTAGAATACCTGTATTAGGTTACGAAACATCTGTAGAAGATTTAATTATATTTCTGTTGTTTATTTTAATCAGTTGTACAGCTTTTATCGGCGTAAAACGCATAAAAAGTAGTAAAAAATAGTAACGAACCCATTAAATAATTTTGTTTTTTGGGAAAGAGTGCGAGTAAAGCGATATTTATAAACAAAATGTAAATGTAAAAAAATTGTATATATTCTTTGGGGTGTCTCGACATTCTTTCTAAAGTAATACTTCCTGGATAAGAAACGAATACTGCGTTTACATTTTCTTTTTTATCGAATGGACTAAAATTCTTAAAAATTAGTTCTTTATCATCAACTTTTATGAAATCATATTTTTTACATAAGTCATTCAAATTATATTGGTCATCTTGACACTTTGGTTTTAAAGTTTCTTTTAATAAAATTGTAAGATGTTTAACATAACCCATATACATACCACTACTTGCAACATGTTTATTATCACACTTAGGAAATCCAAATCCTGTGTCAAGTATATCAGGGTGTTTTGAAACAAGTATTTTACAATTGTAACTCTCAAAAAGACTTTTAACGTTTGAAATATCTTTATTTATTATTGTATCAAACCCATCGAGGAAAACAATTATATCGTCGTCTTTTTTCGTTTCCATGTATTCCAAAACACCTTTGTATTTGTCCAAGAACCCATTCCATTTCTTACCCATACCAATAACTTTTACTTTAACACCGTGGTCGTTATTTATAAGTTGTTCAAACATACCAACTGATTTATTCGCGTATGTTACTACTTCTACTGACATTATTACAATGTATATATATTTTAATTAAATTTACATTTTTTATAAAAAATAATATACATTATAATACATAAAATACAATGAATCTGTATATTTCTATTTGAAAATATTTCTAACATATCTCTTTTAATTTTGAACGGTCTTGCTTCGTATATTGGGTTAAAATGTGTATCAACAATTATTTCATCGAAGTAACTGTTGAAATGTATATGTTCGATATCTGTTATCGTTTTATAATCATACTGTGCACCTGTATTCTTAACGGATGAATACCTGTAAATTCCGAAACCGCTAAACGCTGATTTAACGTTTATGTGTTGTTTAATGCCTGAAAATATAGGTACTACTTTATACCATGGTGTTATTGCACCATGATCATATGGTACTTTTGTTTTTTTTATTTTTGACATTCCGAACATGGCATCTACTTTTTTATTATTTTCCATGTATGTAAACATATTTACGAGACCATTATAATCGAAACTTACAAAATCTAAATCGAGCATGCATATGTAATCGTACTCGATACCCGAATTCATAACAGCATCTAGACCCTGTTGACGAATGTATGCAAGTCTTCTAAGACGTTTTGGACACGTAACTTTTTCATTTTTTTTACACAATTCAACTGCGTCCGTGTTATCCAAATCTAGGGTAATAACTTTTTTAAGGTTCGCTTTTCTTAGTATATTTTTGGTATTATCTGTACTATTATTTTCAACGGTGTATATATCCTGGTTAAATTTATATATCGTATTTAAATTTCTTTCTAAGTATTCTTCACCGTCCTTAACTATGAATATAAATGCAATCTTCATATAATTAATGTTTAGATTAAAATAAATTAAAGAAAGTTCGAGTATATAGATAAAATAGAATGCCAGAAACACTTCAAATTAAACGATTAACACTAGATGCAACTTTACCGACACGCGCGTCTCCGGGATCAGTTGGATACGATTTATACAGTTTAAACGATTTGGTCATTCAACCAAATTCTAGAGACATTGTGAGTACGGGTGTGTGTGCGACTATTCCATTGGGGTGTTATGGACGCATAGCACCGAGATCGGGTTTAACTGTAAAATACGGAATTCATGTTGGTGCGGGTGTGATTGACCCTGATTATACGGGTGAACTTAAAGTCTGCTTATTTAATCTCGGATCAGTTCCGTTCGAAATTAAACAAGGGGAAAGAATTGCTCAGTTGATTTTAGAGAAGTGTTCGACACCTCTTATACAGGAAGTAAACGAGTTACAAAAAACTATGCGTGCTAATAGAGGTTTTGGGTCTACGGGGGCGTTATAATTAATTATTAGTTACCGAATGCGACACCACCCATACCATTCTTAATCCTGAGAATGTTATAGTTGACACCGTATGCACGAACAGCACCTACAACACCTGAATTAGCGTTTGCGGTACCTTTTAAAGCTAATTTAGCGGAATCTATACGCGAAAAGTTCAAAGAACCCGTTGGTTGTGATTTATTCATCGTAAGACAGAATGGCCACGTGGCTACTGGTTCAAGGTCTAGAGATTCTGAAAGAACGGAACAGTGTCTACCTGGAACAACATTTGTGTGATATTCACTTGTCATATCTTCGAAAAGTGGTGTACCGTTTATATACATGGTACCTTCGGTAAATGACCAAATATCAGTTTGTGTAGATGCAGCGATATGAACGGCCTTAACTGGATGGTTAAAGTATGAAAGATCGACCGATGTATCAGCTTTGTTCATTGGTTGGTACTGAACTTGTGTTATGAGGAGTTCATGTTCGCTATTCGCGAAGAATTCACGCTCGGTTGTATCCAAATACACGTACGAGGCATACGCTTTTGGTGATATCGCACCGAGAGCACCACTTCCACCAGTTCTACACTTGATTCTAATTTCAACTTCGTGGTATTGAAGCGCGACGAGTGGTAAGGATTTGGTCCAGTCTTCACTGAAAAAGAATGGTATGACGTAACTTCCTTTACTAGCATTTGCTTGCTGATCTCTTGTGGTCATAGCAGTGGTAGCCTTTGCCTGAGATTCGTTATAGAGAACGTTATGAACACCCGCAACATAGAGAGCGTCTAATTTACACACTTCTTGACCACCTATCCAAAGAGAAAATTCGGTTGGGTTTGATTGAGAATTAAATAAACTTGTTGCTGCGTTGTCTATATGTTTGGTGTTAATATTAGTACCTTCGAGCCAAACATAGCTTAAAAGATCACCCTTTGACTGGATTGGAATTTTGATTTCGGCACCTTCCTTAAATGAACCGATATAATCGAGACGTTCTGGTTTTATCGCGAAGTTGGTATGACGTTTATAGTTTTGTCTAAAAAATGAGACTTGTGGGTCGCCTGTGATGTACACATCTTGTGCACCTACTGATACTAGATCGATCAAAGCAGCTGACATATTTTACTAATATAGTATATTAAAAAAATCGAGCGATAACGTAATAAGAAAAATGGTCGTCTTTCAGGCACTTACCTGGGAAACCGAAGACAAAGATGATCAACATTTAGTACATATATTTGGTAAGACACAGAGTGGAAAATCTATATGTCTTACTACACACTTTGCTCCTTATTTTTTTATTAAATTACCTACTGATGGTTACGATAGACGTGCTGAGATATATTACGATAGTATTAAACAGGTTTGTCCTGGTCTAAAAATGAGTTACGATATACAATCTTCTATGGATGTTTGGGGATTTCAGAATAGTAAAAAATTTTATTTTATGAAACTTAATTTTGATACACTCGCGAATCGTCGTAAGGTTGGGTACACGCTGAAAAGACATTTGAAAATTTATGAATGGGTGTTTGATATCGTAAACGACGAAGAACTCCGACGATGGAAATTTACCGGTGAAGAGGTAAAATTGAAACTTTATGAGTCTAATTTGGATCCGGTACTTAGATTAATGCATACAACTGGTATTCAGTCAACTGGGTGGTTAGATTCTGGGAGTGATTGTACTGATACAAATTATGCAAATACTGACATTGATATAACATGTAGTAATTGGAAAAAATTAAAACCGATCGATAAACCTGAAACTGCGCCTTTTGTAGTTGCATCCCTTGATATTGAATGTAATAGTTCGACTGGTAAATTCCCGGATGCTGAAATATTAGGCGATTGTTGTTTTCAAATTGCAGTTTCCCTGTGTTATTTTGGTACCGATGTTCCTTATAATAAAACCTGTTTTTGTTATAAACAAACGGATAGTGAGCTTGAAGGATGTACTATTCTAAGTTACGATTCTGAACGTAAGATGTTAGAAGCGTTTAGTGAATATATGGTAAAAATGGATATAGATATAATAACTGGTTGGAACATATTCGGTTTTGATATGAATTATATAATGACACGAGCTAATATGGTTAGGTGTTCGTCTGAATTTTATGAAATGAGTAAACTTAAGGGTCACACGTGTGAGATGAAAGTAAAAAAACTATCTTCGAGTGCACTTGGTGATAATGAACTTAAATTATTACCTATACCAGGTCGTTTCATTTTTGATATGTTTCACGAGGTTAAAAAAGGGTATAAACTCGATTCGTATAAACTCGATAACGTTTCTAAATTATATTTGGGTGATCAAAAGATTGATATGCCTATCAAAGAAATGTTTGCTCGTTTCAGAGAGGGAGATCCGGTAAAACTACGCGAGGTTGCGGAATATTGTATAAAAGATACTTTACTTCCGCACAAATTAC